CATCATCAATAATATACAGTTAGCAAAAAATGGCGCCTTTGTTTGGCTTTGTTCCAACTGTTTTTGGCCCGAGTTGGGTTTCGTTTTCCCGGGAATGACGTGTGAAAAGGGTCTGGGGGCTTTTGGCACTGTGCCAACTGTGTTGGCTCGGTTTGAGGTGTGACGCACAAGATGTTCTTGGCTGTGGATAAAGTTCCTGGTATTGTGTTTTTGTGTTCTGGGCGTACCGCCAAAGGGTTGTTTTGAACCGGGCAGGCAGCCAAAGGGCGGTTTTTGTACTTGACATTGTGCCAGCACAGTTGCGCATGCGCAGTAGGTTGGTGGCGCAGTATTATTTTGTGCTACAATTCCCTGCTGTGCGGTCGCTGTGTGCCCTTTTGGACATCGTGAGTACATTTGGGTACTGCTTGGTGGGCTGTGTGGTGGCGGTGGGGTTGTGTGGTTCTGGGGACGAGAGCACTGTGTTTGTGTTTTGTGTAGATGTGGGTGGCCCCTCTTCATCAGATCACCGTTCGCTGTGTGGCGGAGCTGTGTGGGGATCTCACTGTAGCTCAGTGGACCAAGCTCCATGATGAAATGCTTGAGGCCTGTCGTTTTGCTATCCGGGAGTGCTGTGATGACAACGCAGAGAGTATGGCTTGGGCTACCATTTTGTCTCCTGGTCCTTGTACCTTTTTTTGTGCTCTCGGCGGTTCAGGCATGGAAGACCTTCCTATGGTCACCTCTGAGGAATTAGAAGAGAACCCTCTTGATGGGGTTTTAAATCAGTTTAAGGATTGGGTCTATACTCATTTGTACCACAAGATTCATGATAAGGTGTTGCCCCCTTTGCCTCTTGAGGAGTGCATTCAGTGTTTCCCTGGAAATAATGTGTTTTAAGGTAAGGTTACTTGGCGGTGTGCCCGGGGACATGGGACTTGGCGGTGTGCCCGGGGACATGGGACTTGGCGGTGTGCCCGGGGACATGGGACTTGGCGGTGTGCCCGGGGACATGGGACTTGGCGGTGTGCCCGGGGACATGGGACTTGGCGGTGTGCCCGGGAACATTGGCAGTCGGCCCGGGAACACTTGGCGGTGTGCCCGGGAACATTGGCAGTCGTCCCGGGAACATTGGCAGTCGTCCCGGAAACATTTGGCAGCTTGCCAGGGTTTTTTCCACTTGCAGTCTTTATATATTAAGCTTTGTGGATTACTGAAGTGTATTTTAGACAGGTTTTGAAGCACAGGGTAAAGATGAGGTCTTTAGTAATGGCTCGGGTTGAGTTTGAGCTTCCTATGGGGGTACCTGTACCTCCTAGCATTGCTCGAGATTGCTTTGTAACGGCATTAGAGGGAGCGATGTTTGAGTATTGTGCGGAAAAGAGCTCGGAACCAGATAGTAGCTGGGGATCTTTGTATCTTATACGCAAGGATAGTCCTTGGGTGGCTTTAATAAGTTTTGGAGCTGAAGATATGCAGGATATGTGGTGGGAGGAGGACGGTGGGACCAGCAGTGAGTCCAGTGTGGACAGCGATGAAGCGGTGGTGTCCAATACAGAGCTACATCTGTCTATTTCCTACTTCCAAGAGTTGGTGGTTGCTCACCTCGAAAGAGAGCTGACGAACAGCTGGCCCCACGCGTGGGGTTTGTCTCAGCATGTTCGAACACAAAGCGTTATAAATCTGATATGACTTTTTGTTTGCTTCCAGCTTTCACGGTGAGTGCGGTTATTCCTCGCTGGATCCACTGTCGCTATGCCTGCTGTGTGTTTTCAGTATTCTTCCAGATTTTGTGCTGAAGTACGGATGTTGAGTCCTGGAGTCTTTTGTTTGGTGGCCGTTAGGCCTCTGCAGCTTTCTACCATACAACGTTTGAGAACGGGCATTATTCTTCACGTGGAAGCTGGTGCTCTGGTTCTTGTCAGCAGCCCTCCATTACGGCATGCTGCTATCGCAACTGAAGTGTTGCCCTCTGGAGCAGGACACTTGTACTTAACCTGTGTGGGTCCACCTTGTTTTGTGGCTAGTGGTCAACAGTTAGCTCTGTTGACTGTGGTAGGTGTGGTGGGATGTGGCTTAGCATTGCATCCTCCTGCCTTTATGACCTCTGCTGTTCTTGGGCAGGAACCTTCTTGTGAGCCTGCAGCCGGGGGTGGGGGGTTTACCGTGACTAATTATGCAAGGGATGTGCATCGTCTTTTGCATATGGAAATTACAATAAATTATGTGGGGGAGACGGAGGTAACTGAGGAAATGGTGAGAGAGATGGAGCAGTTTGTGCGCAATTATGTGATGCTAGAGAGTGTTTTTTACAGTTCAGATTTTGACGTCCGCTGTCCCAGCAGCTGCTTGTTTTTAAATGTTCATGTGTCCCGTCTGGAAAAGGCAATGTGTGTGCGCGTGAGCCTTGCTAGTCACAGTTTGTTAGGGTGTGATATTAACCATATGTTGTCTGATTTTGTTGATGTGTTACGCTTGCAGGGCAGTCGATATGGAGCCTGCGTCTGTGATGCCATGCATTTTGTGCAACCGTGATTTTTGCCTACCTCCTCCTCCTCCCTGGGGTGGGCGCAGTGCTGTTTTTTTCCGCTGGCTAAAAGAAACCATTGATTGGCTCCTGTCATGGCAGTCTTTTTTGTTGTACTTGCCTGCATCTATACATTCTTTTTACTGTTCAACCTTGAGCCTTGCTGTTAGGCTAGAGCACACGTATGCTCTTAGTGGTATGTGTAGGGCGCGTTTTCGTCATCGCTGTCGAGTGTTTTATGCCCATTACTTGTGTTCACTGACAGGCTTTCTGCGGCTGCATTTTTATCAACCCACTCACCATGTCAGCGACGCTCTCCCGGATGGATTGCTGTGTGGGTTTACCTCACTGCATGGGTTGGCTTCCCAGTCCTGTGGGGGCAGTGGCCTTTGTGATGGAGGGAGCACTTCCGATACCTTGGAGTTACTACTTGAACTCTTATGATAAGCATGTGCTACAGCAGCTTGACTGTCTGTGTTTGTTTCCTGTGACGTGTTACCAGTCTTTTACCTCCTACGTGACCGGGGATGAAGTTTGGAGCCTGCATTGCCACTGCGGAAGACAAGGTTCCTTGCAAGTTGGTCCTCGTCGTCTTCAGTGTTTGGCAGCGGCGAAGGTTAGGGAGCTGGTTGTGCAAAAGTTTCTGCTTGGTACCCGCTTTAATGAGTATTATCCTCAGTATCGGGTGCATGCTAACCGTTATGTTAATCCGGGGTTGGAGTATGTGGGCAGTGTATGGTGTGGGAAGCACTTCATTTATGTTAGGGCAGATGGTGCGGAATTTGCTCGCCTTAAGGGCCTGCGAGCCCGATTGGGACAGGGGGTGTTATTTTGTGAATCGTTGTTATCCTGTTATGTGGTAATTGTATGTCAGCAATGTGCTTGTCCCCCCACTGATGCACAAGTGGATCATTGTATGCGTTTGCTAAGTTTTACTCTTCGTAGGTGGCAAAATTTGCTGTTGGGAAGGAGCGGCTCTTCTCCCCTTATTCCAGGTTTTGATATTCCTCGCAACAGAACAGAGAGGTTAAGACAGCGTATGCTGCATCGCTTTTATTCTTACCGCACTCCCATTTATCGCCTCACCTATTTACGGGGTTAAGTTTGGTCACATATTTACGTATGTACAACTTATTCATAATCACACATTTAATAAAGCTTCACTTTCACTCATTTGTGTTGTTTTTAATAGTCTTCAGCATAGTACCAAAAACTTATAGTGTCAGTAACAATAGATGCAGATTGGGTTCCAACCAATTCCAGCATAAACCCCAGTTGGTAGGCAGAGTCTGGACTGCCATTCAGTCTTATTTTGAGGGTTGCCCTTCTAAGACTTAGGCGGGTATCATGGAATTGAAGATTAGCAGCAATTGTGGCCGCGGTGGGGTACACCAAGGTATTGGGCATGAAACGCAGCAGGTTCATGTGGTCGGCCCAATCAGTGTTAACATGTTCTGGGGGTTGGGCCTGAACTGCCTGCTCTTTGGCAAGCTCCATTGCCTGCTCTGCAACTTTTGCAAAGAGAACTGCTAGATCTCCTCGTCGTTTGGGCGGTGGTTCTACGGGGGGATCGGGAGCAGCGCGTTTTTTCACGCGCTTCTGGTTTTCTATTTCAGCTGCTTTAGCTGTGGGGGGAGGATCTAGGGCACCCCAGTATGTTACGGGAGCGGGTTGTTCTAGTCCTCCAGTGGAGTTAAAACTAAAAGTAATTTCTCTCATGCCGTTGGTTGTTAGTTCATACTGTGGAGCTTGCAGCATAAATGTTCCGTGAACCATGGGCCCCAAGCGAGTCAGACTTAAAAAAATTTTGCAGTCTTGTTTGGTGTGAAAAGTGCCATTATTCCCAATGGGAAGGCCTGTCCACAGTGTTTGGGGAGTTAATTCTAAGTAGCCCCTGTGAGCATGAAAACCATAGCCTAGGGCTATGCCCAATTGTCCATGTTGGTTAACTTCGATTGGGTTCAGAGGACTAGTTAGGTATAACCCATTTTCGGTCAAAGCAAATTCATTGCTAGTTTTTAGTGTTACCTTTTGTTCATCCACTTTGATTCCATTGCCCCAGTTTATGTTTAAGCCACCTTGCTCGGTTACAGCAAGACCGTTGGCAGGGGTTACTTTTAGTGTTATTTTTTGTTCTTTTACTTGTATTCCCTCACCCCAATTAATTCCTAAGCTGCCTTTTTCAGTCACAGCAAGCCCGCTGTTAGGAGCTAGCTGCATTCGCAGTCTTCCCCCGTCTAAAGTTAGAGGGTCAAAAGGTTCGGGCAGGGTGAGTTTGCCATCTTCCACATCCAGACTTTGGTTGTAAAAAAGAATTAGATGGTTAGTTCCCTGTTCAATGGCGAGGGGACTTTCTGGCCACAGTAGATTTGGGGCTAACCTTAGCTGACCTTGGTCATCTACTATGAGACCTCGTCCGAGGGCTAATTCTAGATTGTTGTTTGTAACTTTCAAGGGCGCGGAAGTGCTGTGAACCATTGCTAGCGCCTCCAGCTGACCTTGGTCGTTTACTTGCAAACCTTGACCAAAAGACAGGCTCATTACATGATCTTGTAAGGCCAGTGGAAGAGTGACTGCTTCCACTTTCCCTTTGCTTTCCAGTTCACCGTGGTCGTTCACGCTTAAACCTTCCCCAAAGGATAGCTGAAGAACTCCGTCGTTAATTTGTAAGGGAGCATCGGCCTCGCTTATACCCTCAGAGCTCTCTAACTGTCCGTCTGCATTAACACTTAGTCCACTGCCTAGTAAAAGTTGTAAGCCTTTTGCTGTTCTTTTTAGGGGCTTGTTGAGCCGCAGAGACAGTGTATTACCATGTATGCTAGTAAAATCGTAACTATTAAAAAAGGGAGGCATTACAATGGGAAAACCAAAGTCTCCGGCTACAGGTTGTTGGTAAGGGTAGACGGGATTTAGAAACGGGCGGGCGGCATTCGCGGCTTGGACGGCGTCGGGCGCGGTGGTCTTTTCATAGTCTTCGGGGAGTAAAGCCAAGTCATAGGGATAGACAGCATTTAGCGCCTCTACCATGTTTTTCTTGTCCTTCTGCAAAGAAAACATAGGAGGCGAGCCGGAGTACGTGTTGCAAATTTTTATTTATTGTAAGTTTCATCTAAGGCATCTGCCAGGTTAAAATCAGCATTGTTGACAGGGGGTGGGGGTGCAGTAGGTCGAGTAGTACGACGGCAGCGATTATAGATTACTTCAGCGGCCATAGCCAGAACGATCACAAGTGTGAGAACATGCAGAAACAGAAAAATTGCTGGGTTGATTATTTCCTCTCCGGCGCAGGCAAACAGGGCAGCAGCCACGCTGCTGTTAGAAACACTCGTCGTCCGGGCCTGCACCAGTTCGAACAGCATTCTTGCCCCGAGTTGAGGACTCAGAAGGTACAGGGCAATACTGGCTGCAAGCAAAAGGAGTAACTGAGTGGTTTTTTTTTCCTGCACCAGCTCGATAACAATTTTCTGGGGTGTAAAATAGATAGCGTTATCGCATTTGGAGCCGCACAGGTACGTACGTATAGCACGAGAAAAATTTAAGTACGGCTTACTTGTACATACCGTGAGTTTTCCCATTTTGTTTTCTGGGCGAAGGAAGTAACAGAAGAATTAGTCCACGGGGGACTAGCAGGGCACTGACACTGCGATGGTTGAACCCCTTTGAGAGGATGACCGGTCACGGGCAAACACCAACCCAATACGAGTAGAAGCAGGCACAGGAAGCGCAGCCGATCTGGACGGTGAATCAGTCATACCCGTCCACCGTGTGAGAGAAAGAGTCATAGTTAGAAAGAAATTGATGAGGAAAAGTGTCAGGACTGCCGGAAAAAGGGTTAAGGTAAACAGTAGGGGGGAATTCTCGAGAAAATTGCCACGACCCAATACCTCCGCTGCGCGGGATTCTGGGCGCCCCGCTCATTTCGGACATAGAAGCAGAAAGAGCTCCTCCTGCTAGTTGTAGCTGATGTTTTATAGCAAAGGCGTTTAGCGGTCCACCGACCTGTTCCTCGGCCAGCTGCAAGGGCGCTTCGTAGCGAACACTACCGTTTTTATAGTTTATCCACGCCCCTCCAGCTAATTGCGCTCCGTTGCTTGTTAGGGCGGCGTCAAAGGTGTCGGGATGGGCAGGATGTACAGGAATAGCTTGGGGGCGTGGTTGGAAAATAAGCGCCGCAGGCCAAAAGGAAGGATTGGCTTCGGCTCGAGGGGTGGGCACGGACTCTTGTTCCTTCATCAGAATAGCGTTTCTTGCCTCATTGAGTTGTACGACTTTTCCTCTAAGCTCGGGGCCGGCACTAAGCCAGTTTATGCGCGTACTGTAGTCTTGAGAAGCTCCTGCAGCGGTACCCCGCTGAGGCTGAAAAGTCCACACATAGGGAGAAGGAGCTGACATTGAAAGTTCAATTGCTTGATAATGTGCGGCAGTGCTTAGATAGCAGAGCTTCGGCGTCCCTCTTGGTGCGTTCCAGCTGGGACTCTTGTTGGTGATATAGACAGCTTCTGGTTAGGGAACGTAAAGTACGGTTTCTAACTTTAAGAGAGTATGTGTCGAGACCCAGTGCCCGAACACGTTGAAATGTTGCATAAATAGTAACAAAGATGTCGTCGCGTAGCGCTTGTAGAGGATCGGATGCTGCTGGAGTAGACAGACGTCGGCGGCGTTTTTTGGTTGGCGGTGCAGTGTCACAAAGCCTCTCGGCGGCTGTAGTAGCGACGACAGTAATAGCTAATTACTCTTCTGGGTACTAATGTTCCTCGGTTGAAAAGTAAAAATCTCCGCACCGCCCCTCGGTCCCCTCCGTAGGCAAATAAAGCTTTTAATATGGCGCCTTTGTAAGGTTTCCATGTGTTCCTATCATTCACTTCTGTGAGTTTAGTTGCGCTGCCATCGCTGCTGCGAACCGCAACAGGCTTACCCAATGTGTTCTGTGCTGGAGGAAAGTCCCATCGAATGGGTACTTTCTTTTTCTTCCTCTTTGTGATGGTGGTGGTGGTGGCAGTCGCATTCGAGGGCGGGGGGCTCGTTTTCCCTGTTTCGCTCTCGGGCTGGAGCGCTGCAGCCGTCTGGGGAACTTCGTCCTCCTCGGATGAAGTGTCCTCCTGGACGCTGTCGCTGTCTGCGCTGTACCCGTCCGCGCTCCACTCTCCCTCGTCTTCCTGCACCCGCAGTTGGCTGTCCTTCCCTGTCTTCTGCATGGCTGTCTGAGTCTGAGAGGGAAGCAGGGTCAGCACTGCCCTTGCCGATTTCTTCGCCAGTCTGAGGATCTAGGTACACTCCCCTTCCCTTTTGATGTAGAAATTCCCGCCGATGGTCGTTAATAGCCAACAGCTGTGCAACCAGTTCTGTCTGCGTAAGAACACATGCGCTAAGAGGGGTCTTAGGCTGTTGCTTTTTTGAATTTTCAAAGTAGGTAATACTATAAGGATGGTAATCCTGTTCCTCAAACTTACGTAAGTAGGCAGACACCCACAAGCCAGGTGTTAATTTAAAACAGGGCCCACTTTTACCGTCTTTTCCAGGAGGTCCCTGCAACTCAAAGGTATTAATGCATTTTACTTCATTGAGTAAAGCAGTGTTGTGGACCAGGCTGCGGTGGGGACTGCACAAGTTGCAGCGGCAGTGAGCGCTCAACAGTCCCGCGCCTGTTAGGTCTTCTTGCAAGTCGTTGTGATACATGAAATAGTTTGCTAAAGTAAGCAAATAAGTGTGAGCCCATAAAGGAGGAGGACACTCTTTGAATGTAGTGGGAACAAAATCGGAAGGGTAGGCACATGTGGTGGCCGGCAAAATACCACTACGTTCTAAAATAAACGAACGAAAATTGTTAATAATGCTCTGGTGCAAGATGTCTGGAAGACCTTGCGCCAAAGTATTTTCCAGGTGGGCAGGAAACACCAGACGGCGCAGTTCAGCGGCAAGAAGGCGCTCATTTGTTTCTGTGTACAGAGAGCGGCGATGAGACTGCAAGATTTTTCTGAGCTTTTCTAAATTTTCGTCTTCTAAGCACTGTTGCCATACACCCATGGCCGTTTGCCAAGTATAAATTAGGAACAAATAAACAGTATCCCGTATATAGTCTCTTCGCGCTTCCCCCAGCAATGACCCGTGTAGGACTGTTTGGCCTAGTCTGTTCTCATGCACAATTCCCATGTACGTGACCAAATGCGTTAAATCGGTTTGGCACACTTGTATGGCTTGTTTGACGTAACCGTGTTGGAACAAGTAGTGGAGACTTTCCCCTACACGGCGGATAACATCTGCGCGCGAAAAAAAAGAACGCAGTGCTTCCAGCTGGCACGTAATTAAGGTCACGGCCATGACCCGTTTGCGATGTTCCTCTATGGCGGGATCGGCAGGATCTTTGGCCTTGAGCCATTTTTGTAATTGTTCGTCGCTGACCACCGGTTGACTGTTGTCTCCAGTTTCTAAATTTGTTTTGAAGGTCAATTCCTCTGACATAATTTTGGAAACTTTTGGCGGCAAACCGAGGGCGGGATAGGCAGCATGCGTCACACTCAGGCAGCGCTTTACCACAGCAAGGCGGGGGCTGTCCCCCTCCAGTTCAGTTAAAACCCCGGTCTCGCTGTCGCTGCCTGCCACTTCAAGTTGGTTTCGGCTCAATTCCTGGCCTTGCAGGCTTTCGAAAAATCGCGGTTGTTCTTGCACGGTAACAATGTCGGGCAGCCTGCTTCCATCTTTCAGCTCCCAATTCTTGTCTGCCAAGGGGCGGTTAGCTCTGCAACTTAGAGGAATCCGCTGATTTACGAAAAAAGGGTGATAGGTAGCCAGAGCCTCGGGCACCATAAATGCCGGATAAAAATTGAGACGAGGGTCTGGGCTCATTGAGCCATTGCTTTGCTTGGGAACTGCGGGAAATTTTGCGTTGGAGCGGGTAAACAGCTCTCTTTCCAGCATATGAGACAGGGTTGTGGCAGACCATTCTGTTTTGTCTTGCTCGGGCTGTAGGGCCTCGCGTAGGATACGCGCTTGGCGCTGGATGTGAACAAGAAGCGAGTCCGCGGACAAGTAGTTGCTGTCGTTTGTCGCTTCATGTGTGTCGCTTTTGCTTGTTTCTTCCTCTAACGGAGTTGGATTTGTATCTGGCACCTCGGTTGTCTCACTTTCCTGGGTGTTTGACTGCATTGCTTTTGTATTCTGTAGAGCAAAGAATCAGACGAGGACGATGAGCTGCTCGCGACCTGTACCACCACAGCGCACCCCTCAACAGCAGGTTTATGAAACCAAGCGTGGCGGGGTTAAGCGCTCTGCTGTTGGCGAGGCGTCTACGGCCCACTGCGGTAAAAAGAGCCGAGCTGCTCTTGGCCCGCGCAGTTCCCCGCTTGCTCCTGCTGTTTCAGGGAAATTTGCAAATGTTTCCGGTGGCGACAGAGGCAGTGAAGATGTGAACATGGAACCTGAGCCCCAGACGGAGGTCCCTCCACGATTTGAATCCTCGGATGAGGACGACGTGGTGTTTACTGAAGCAGGCGTCGCAGAAGAAGAGGAAGCGTGTTGGCAAACAGCTAGAGAGCTATTGCACAAGATGTGTTTGGTGTTAAAAGTTGATGGCAAGCAGTGTACCTTCTTGCCCAATGCTCAAACCGCTGAGCTATTTAGGAAGCTGAGCCATAGCTGGCTTTTGCAACAAAAATTAGTTCCTAGTTTAACCTTTTCCACGTTGCGTTCCTTTACCATGCAAATGGGGCGTTTTGTTTTTGCCATGCTTCTGCAAGCGGCAGGCATTTCGCCTGTGGATTTTGCTGCCCATACCTTGGGTAATGTTACCGGTGTGGCGGCGTGGAAGCACAACTGTTCTACTACGCTTCACTGTTTACACGGCACTGCTATGTCTCCCAAGGATCATCAAGTTGAGTTAGATGTGACTACGGAGGGTGGGCAGAGGGCTTTGAAGGAACAAGGGAGCGCTGCTTGTGTTCAAACTAATCGCTGGGGTCGTTCAGTGGTGCGTGTAACCTATGACGCAGTTGTGTGTGCCATGGATGCTTCTGTAGCCTTTAATCAACCAACCAATAAGTCGTGTGGTTTTTGTTTTACCGATGCCAAAAAGGCACTAAAGGGTTTTAAGCAAGCAATTGCCTTTCAACAGGCACTGTATCCCCAAGCCCCGGGGGTGGGAGAAAGAATGTTGCTGTGCCTCCGTTGTGAGTGTAACTTTGGTTTGGCTCAACCTATTTTGGGTCGCCAAACATGCCGCGTGACTCCCTATGCTTTATCTTTGGCTGAAGGGCTGGATGCTACCGCTCTAGATCCCGTTGCAAGGGCTAGTGTTGAGAATCCCGTGGTACTTGTGTACCAGTGCTGCAATGTTACCTTTGGTAAGGCTGGAAAAGGCACCGTTGGAAAAAGCTGTGAGTGGAAAATCAGCTCTGTGGATGTGGTGACGGCGGCGCAACTCGCTAAAAAAATGATCCAAAAACTCTTGGATCAACCCCCTTCCCTTTTTGTGCCTGAATTTAAGTGGGATCCAACATTGTGTTTCCACTCCACTGTGCTGCCCCAAGGTGCCGGAGATGGCGATGTTCAACTTTTTGTAACGGCGAAAGTTTAAGTACGAGGTCAAGGCAACAAAACGATTTTGCTTTCCCTTTAATGATTGTGAATGCCAATACTTACAATATACCAACAATTACAATAAAGTCATTTGCGCACTAACAATTTGTCAAACGCTGTATTTTTTTTAATAAGTTCTACATGTAGCCTAAAATAAAGCGAGTTCTTATTTAAGTAAGAATATACCCATTGTTGATTACGGTACAAGGTTTTAGTATAGCAGGGATTAAACATTTGATCGTTAGGAACTCCCTCAATCGGTCCCATGATTGGGTTATTGTTCATGGGGTTTTGTGGATACTTTCCGAAAGCTGCTAAAAATAGAACACAAAAGAGTCCACACGCTGCGCTATGAGGCCCCTGGACGGTTTGGTGGCTTTTTACTAGTGTTACACACTTGCTGCTAGAGCTGCTAACAGCTGATCGTTTGAGAAGCCGTTCGTACTCGAACTTATACACTTGTTGCAGTTTACGATCCGAAAATCCAAACGGATCAAACAAGTAAAAAGTGGAAGAGGTAGGATACCAAGCCATAGCTAGCCAGTGTACCCCTCCAGTTTCTCGACTTGCTGTATTAACGATAGCACAAGCCGGTTTGTTAACACTTATAAAGCCGGGGAAGTGTTTATCAAAAATACCTAAAAAAGAACCTATTCCAAGGTCAGCGACCAGTTGACGGAGCTCTGTTTCAGACGAACCCATACGATTAGGTGGTTGCGTTGCCGGCTGAAAACGGGGAGCGCAGGTACACTGCCTCTATGATGCCCCTGTGCGGTTGGTGGATGCGAACACAGTCAAAGACTTCAAACAAAATGTACAGAAAAGTGGCTTCTTGCATGGGGTCCACATTAAAAGTCATTTCCAAAGAATGGGCGGAATTTGCGTATAGCAAATTCTGTCCCAGGTCCGTTAAAGCGCCCATTGACATAAAGTTGCTAGAAAAGGGAATGCGGTACATGTACCGGTCAACTAGAAATTTTCTTTGGGTTTTTGCAGCCCATGCCGCCTCTCCACACAGTGGATAGGGCCAGTTAGCAGGATAAGGCGCCCCCTCTCGAGCAAATATTGGAGGACCGGCGCTTCTCCAACCCGAATTGTTAAATCTTTTGGAAAGAGGAACGTCTCGATAGTTAGCCGCAGCAGCATCATCCACCACTTGCCGGGCCAGGGGTTCAAAGTTTCGAACAAAAGAGTATGTTCTGTCTTTGTTGTTTTCTGGTAAATAAAAGCCCTGATATCCGATGTTGTAGTTGGACAGCATTTGCACCAAAAACCAGTCCTTAGTCATGTTACTTTGACCCACACATAGTCCTTCAGCGTCAATGTGACGTTTTATTTCAAACTCGTTTGGAGTTAGAAGTCGGTCGTTTCCTGGCCAACTTACTGAAGAGTCAAACATAATTGAAACTCGCTGAAAGGTGTGTGTTAGGTAAAAAGTAGCATCCAAGAAAGGTATGCTTCCGCTGTACTTAAAGTACGGGTCATACGGTGAGCCTATGTTGGGCGTTTCTTGTTGTTTAATACGAGTAAAGCTCCAACCCCTAAAGGCTGCCCAGTTTCTGGCTGGAATTGATACTGGCACTTGGGTTTGACCTGCAGGAATGGGAAACATCATCGTTGCGCTGCTCAGGTAGTCCAAAAAAGTCTGGTCATTTGTTTCATTACGCAGCATCGCTTCAAGAGTTGATGCTGTATTGTGCGCCATGGGGAAAAAACTGGCGTAAAGATTCACACTGTGAATCTCGAGCCTTGCGCCGTCAGCTCTGAGATCATTACCTAAGGAGCTTTGCAAGACCATGTTTACGTCTTTGCGAAAGCTCCACTCATAGGTGTAACTGCCGGGGAGCAAAAGCAAACTTTTGATAGCAAAAAATTTTTGAGGCACTTGAATGTGAAAGTCTACAAACCGCCCATTTCCTAATATCTGGGACCGGTACTTTAGCCCTTCATTTCGGTGATGATTGAAGGGATTGACCGTGTCCATGAAGTCAACTGACCAACGCCCGCCTACGTTTACGTAGGTTTCTATAAGCCCGGCAGGAGCAATTCTTTGGTTCATGTAAGCGTACGTGGTTTTGTCCTGTGGCATTTGAATGTTCGACGGGTCCACTTTAAAGTCGTCCGGCATATACTGAGCCACATTGGCGTACAAAAAGCCGAGCCATAAGTTGGCTGGAATGTTTATCTCCATGGCAGCCATGTTTCCCTTTCCAATGTAACAAGTGTCGGTAGTGTTGGCCGACTGTTGGTTTCCATTGTGAGTTTGCACCTGTTTGTACGGTAGATCGCCTATTCCCCGAAGGTCAAAAGCAAAAGAGGTGATGTCGTCCTCTACACCGTCATTTTCAATAATGCGTACCCGGGGATCGTAGCTATCTATTGCTTGGTTCCACAATGAAAAGTACCGACTCCGGTCATAGAGCGAATCCAAAAGAAACTGGTAACTCAGCTCAGTATTTCTGTCCTGTAAATCTACAACAGCATTGAGCTGTGAAGCCTGTCCCGCCAACACTCCCTGGTTGCCATTGCTATTATAGTACATCAGGCCGATAAAATTATCTCTAAAACCGATGTAATTTGGTCGGTTGGGAGCAGCGCAAAAAGCCACTCTGTCTTTGGGGTTGTCAGCACCGGGACCATCTAGCAGATGTGTGTCCGGAGCTTGCAAATTCACCTCTTCGCTGTACAGCACGACGTCTGGGTTTTGTACATTTGCTCCTTTGGAGCACATGTACACTTTGTCTACTGTGGTGCCGTCTTTTGTTTGGGTGCCGTTGATGTTTGTGGGATAAGCATAACTTCCGTAGTTGGGCAGCACAGGTTGGTCGGCTTTAAGAACGCGGCTGGCAAATTTTTTGTCAGCACCAATTTGTAATTCTTCCATCCAATTTTCCAAACCTTCCTGCACTGCCGGCTCACCAGCATTCGGGTTCAGGGCTACGTTGTTTATTTTTAAACCGTCTTGATCTATGGTCGAGCCGACAATGTTGGCCTGAGCTATGGTCATAGTTTTGCTGTCTGCTCCTGTTTTAAACATTAAATTATTCGGAGCAGCTCGCGGCGCCAGGCTGTTATACGCCGTTCCTGAGTAGGGTTTAAAGCTGGGGCCTCTGTCGAGGCGGCCGCGAATGTCAAAGTAAGTGCTGGCCATGTCCAGAACTCGGTTATCCCCAACAGAAAGTTGAAACCTGGTTTTGTAGGTGTACTGGCTGTCTTCTCTGTCCACCGGGACTATACGCAGTGTGAGTCTTTGAGACCGGTCTGTCGTAACGTCATGGGTGGGGGCCACAGTTGGATTGCGAAACTTGTTTCCGAGAGAAAAGTACGTATCTGTGGCCGCTGCAAACTGCACCACCCCTGGTGACAGGTATTGGGAAGCGTCCTGTCCCGCGATGTGCATGAAGGCCCACTGGGGCTGCATTGAAGGCGTCGTCATGGCGGACACCGCTCAGAGTCCTAGTGAAGTGCGAGCAATACGAATGATCTTGTGTCCGCTAACAAAAAGTAAGCAACTTAGAACATTTAAAAACAGCGCCGGCGTTTGATAGGTTGTAAACCCAGGCCCATTATGCTGTCCAGAGTTCCTTGCCAATGATGCCGGCGACGGCTAGACGCCGGGTGCGACATCGTTGTTTGTGCGGGAACGGCTATGGCTGCGGGCGCGGCTATGGGGGCCGGTGGAGAAGAAACCAGACCGGCATTTTGCAGGGTTTCCTCGAACTTTTGCTTCTTATTAGTTTCCGCAGATGGCGCGGGACCAAACACAGCATCGTAAGGCGGTGGAGGCTCACGAATCTTTGTCACCAGTACTCTTTCGGACTCGTCTTCTTTGGAGGGCAAAGCCACGGTTTTTACATCATCCACTGTTTCTTCGGTGGACGCCACTCGCGGTGGTTCGTAGTTTTCCAGTCGCTTGGCCAACTGTCTGTCCACTTCCTGCCGAGCTATGTCTACTGCCCCGTGAATGCCTGTTGAAAGCCCCTCTACCACCTTGTGTTGTAAATTGGTATCTTTAAGATGCTGACGCAGTGCTTGTCCTGTACTACTGTTCCAAGCTTTTAGACCCAAGTTTTTTAAATTGCTGCCGAAGCTACTGCCCAAACGAGATAAGTTACTCCACCAACTACCCCACCCCAAAGCTCCACCGTGTAGCTCGCTGATGCCAATGGTTGCCCAGTTGCTTAGTAGAGGTTGTGTGCCCCGCCGGGGCGCGAGAGTGGAGAATGGGTCGTCCATGGCACTAAAAAAGTTAAAGAAGTAAAAGGAAAATTTTGCCCTGTGATGACTCTTTACTTTTTATTTTTTAAGTTGACTTGCTTGCATAGCTACTGAGGCGATCCCCGGTATGGCTGAAATCAAGGCTGCGCCTAGAGGAATGAGGGCAGGCAAAAACCCTCCTTTAACACGAACTCGGCGTCGCCTACGTCGTGCATATAGGCTACCCCCGCTGAAACGAGACCTCCGACGTCTGCGTAGTGCCACGGGGAAACGAAAGCGATACGTCAGACCATAAGCTGGCATGGCGGCTGAAACGGCAACAATGACGGCACGAGTACTTAGTGTATGGTGGGATGGTAGCGCGTGTAAGCCATTTGAACAGGGAGTCTAGGAGCTAGGGGAGGATGAACAGCTGGTTCCACTTGTATGGAGGGGTGATAACGTACAACCGGTACTGTTTGTGCCACCCGTCTTCTTCTTTCTACTACTTCTGCAGACGATCGATACGCTGCTGTAGCGCGAGGACGAGGGGATCTACGTCGACGGCGGCGACGCCTAGGAGGACTAATCCGAGCCGCCGGTGGTCTAGCTACCTCAATACTTGGGTGGTAGCGCACCCCTACGGGAGGAACTGCACGAGGGGGCGGGACTGCCGGTGGCCTAGCTGCCTCAATACTAGGATGGTATCGCACTCCTACTGGAAGGACCACGTCTACTGTGTCAACTCCCATTGCAGTGCCAGGCACCCGCCGGCGTCTGCGTCTTACAATCTGACCTCCTGCGGCTGCCACAGCTGCCACGGGATCTCGTGCAGGAGGCAGAGGAGGAAAAATAGGAATAGGAACTTCCTCGTCCTCAACTTTTGGTCTTTTTATCAGTATCTGCACAGTTGGTTCTTCATCCACTTGTACGTGTTCTCGTTTTACACGTCTATGGCCCAAACCCGGCACCGGAATTTGTGGAGTGACCGGGATATAGGACGGAGTTGCATTGGAGCGATCCAAGTACACGCGGGAGTCTTCCATGTAGTCGAGAGGATAAACTTAAAAATAGCAAGTTCTAGACTAAGTACGACGACGACGCACAGAGGCCTTTCTACGTCCCCTTGTGTGAATCCGCCACCAGCGCCTGTGAAAAGCACCCATACTTGGGTGAAAACGAACAGTGCGGGGCAGTCGCACTCTGGTTGTTGACCGAGACGCAGGAACGGGGTTGATTCCTGCTCGAGACCGGCGGTGGCGATATGCAGCCCGCGCATTTGCTATAGCACCAACCATTGCAGCAAAGTTTGCAGAGGCGGGCACAGTTGGAGCTGCGGCTGCAGCCGCTCCATTAACTGCTCGAACAATGGCACGCGCAGCTGCACGCACGCGGGCACTTTTTCGAAGACCTCGTGTGCGCGCACTACCCCCTACTCTTCTCCTATGCCTCCTAACAATTGGGACTGTTGCGGGAGCTTGTGCCACGTCTTCTAGCTGAGGTGCTTCAGCATCTTCCGCGGCAACAGTGGCAACCCGTCGCCGGTTTCGACTGCCCCACGCGGCTCGCCAATAAGACCGCACGTGAACGGGATGCTCGGCAGAGCGCTTGCGAGCACCGCCGTACATTTTACCCGTCCCCAAGCCCCAACCGGTGTTGTCGCTGGGCGAGATCAAAATACTCATATTTGCTTATTGGTCAGCTGTAACAAACAGGGACAGGACATGACCAGAGGGTAAAAAAGTACGTGCCAAAAAACGACGTTTGCTTTGCTTTCAACTTTATTGCAGTGTACGACTGCTCATGATGTGTGGTTCTAACGTTGCAGCGCATTTATACACATAAGGACAAGTGCGGCGGCGACTATCCGTTACAGCAACTCGCTGAACACCAGACAAAGTATTTTGTAAGGGAAGAGTACCGTGGTCGGTCACCGTTGTTACATTTTCTGGCACTTGGACCATAAACGGTTGGGGAGGCCGCATAAGGATAGCGTTTTCAGGGAACCGGTTGTAGACCATTGTTTGGCTAGTGTTTTGATTTACAATTTGAGCATATCCGGGTTGAGCGTTAAAAATAGTTCTGGCGGCAATAGGCAACGGCTCAGTGGAAACCACCGGGAAAGTGGCGGGAGTCTGACCACTCGGACGAAACGTAGTCGGTGCCAAAGCCATGTCAGGCAAACTCCAATACAACTGTTGAGCCCCGCCTGTTATATCCGGCGCCGTAAGAACCAGCCAAGAGCGCACTGTAGACTTACGCAAGTGTGTGACGTCACTGGTGTAATTGTACGCAAGATATAAGCTGCGGTACCCCGTCACTTCTCCCAGGTCAGTGTACTGGACGTGATACGAGCGACCCTTACTGTCTTTTTGCAACGCTCTAATAATTGGTCCTCCGGCTCCCTCTCTCGGCTTCTTAAGGTATGCAGCCAAATCTAACAAGGGAGGGATGTCTCCTCCCACAAGGTCATCATACGTGATAACAAATCCAGGCTGATACGGGTAGCGCTTTCTCCAACCTAATACATTATTTAAGCGCGTTTTACTAAAGTCCACCGCGCAGCCTTTCATGAGCACAATGTCTGGGTGAAAATACTCATAGGTGTAATGACCCGGCATGATAAGATTTGTTAGCGGATCAAAACCCAAGCGAAAATTGCGCGTATCAAACTTAATGCCTATTTGATCTTCTCTGACGCCATTTTGTCTGCCGTAAGTAAGATATAACTCCCAAATTGCATTGTTTAACAGGTCAATAATTCGACCACTGTCGAAGTTGCCTTCGGGAAGGGTAATATCGTGCCACTCGTACGTGGCTGTTCCGGTGGCTTCGTCATAGGATTCCATCAACTTAACCCTCAGCGAGTTGGTGTACATATAGTCTGTTACTGAGGGTAAGTTTGTTTGAATCAGAGTCTTAAGCTTAGCACCCCAACGGGAACGGTTGTCCAGTGTTATATGTTGGGTACTTGCTTCGCGGGGCGTAAATTCGCTATTTTGAACAACGGTGGTGGCAAAATGGCTGTGGTCGTTTTGCATGTTGAGATCGGTAATGTCAGCGCTTTTATTGTCCACGAGGAAGAGCTTAGTGGTGTCGTAGCAAGTGGGAAACTGATCGTAAACGATGCTGTTTCTTCCTTCCGTAGGCGCAAAGTACCTCGGGGGTACCCACGGTTGCTGAACGTAAGAAGGCGTCGCAACAGAGACCACCTCCTCGTAGGGGGGCGGAGCATTTCCGTAGCGACTCATTCTGCGTCTACAAGCTGCCACATGGCGCAAATAGTAAGTTATACACTGCTTCAAAATTGGGGCTGTAGATGTTTAAAAGGATTCGTGGACGAAAGTTCCTCTATTTCATCATCTAAATCGAGGGCGCTTTGACGATGAGTTTTCCAACGAGCCATCATGTCCACAAGACTCTCCCACTCTTTTTTTTGATTTTTTTCCTCTCTATTGTCACTAAACGCACTCCGATACTCTGCCAGATAGTCAGTGTTGGGTTCTTCTTCATTGACTTGTTCGGCGAGAGGGCGGCTCCAAGCCCCGTCTTCGGTGTCATCCCACTGAAAACTGTCGTGGACCACTTCAGGAAGTTCAAAGTCCCCAGTGTAAAAGCCAGGCGGAGGGGTCCAGTGCTTATTTTTAACAATGCTCATAAAGTAGTGAGGATTAAGAGCGGCCGCACGCTGAAAATAATCTAACAGCTTTGTAATAAAGTGCCTGTGCTTGCTGTAAAATGAAGGCTCCAGATCGGCTACTACTGCGTCAAGCAGTCGGTCGGCTCGTTCATGGGGTTCTCGAGCATGCTGAAGCTCTATGGCTTTTTGCAAGTAGCGCAGCACCGTAGTCTGTTGAGGGGTGAGGAACACATCCTCTGGAAGACGTTTGGTTTGTTGACTAACCAAAAAATTTAAGGTGCTTTGTAAAGCACGACTGTCATCTTGTCCGGTTGCCCTTGCAACATCTCTAATTTCGGAGTAAGTGATTTCATCTAGGCGAGCATCTCGCAACGCTTCACGATAAAGAGTTAATAAGTGCCCCAAGTATGTGTCCCCATTAACTGTTCGCGAGTCTGTAAAAGGCGCTACAAGAAGAAGCAGCAGGCGTGTGTTGGGAGTTAAAAGAGCGGCTGTTGCCATTGGTGTTTGGGCAGAAGTCGTTACTCCCCAAAGGGCCGACAAGTTCTGAAACGCTTTTGTTAAATTTACTGTCTGAAGGCCTTGTCTACTCGTTTGAAAGTAATAAAATGGTCCCGTTCTATACACTAATGTTTGGGGTACCTCTGCAATTAGCTGACGGAGCGCCCCCACAAACCCCACATAGTCACTTTGACCATGATTAACTGTGCTGGGCAAAGTGCTCAAAAAACCATTCAAGGCAACCAAAGAACCCATAGATCCGCGTTCCTCTTGAGCTTTCATAGCTACAGCTTCCCTTACGTCCTGAACTAAATGATCTAGATTGCTTTGTACATTACTGCTGTTATAGCGACCCACACGCTGCAGTAGGGCATCGTAAATAGCTCCTCCTTCATCCGCCCTTACTGCCTTTGCCTGAACTAAACCATTAACTACCGCTAGAACCTTTTCGTGCGTTGGATCTGTACGTGAAGGCAACACAGCCTCCAGAATTGCATCTCGTCTAGTAAACCACGGTTGACTGCGAAAAGCGCCAGGGTTCTTCAGAGTAGTGCTCATAATACGCTTAAAGCGCTGTTCCCAAGGTTCTTCCCCAGCCGCTTGGCTTTGCAGAGCCGCCCTGACAGTAGGTGATAAGGCAGCCATGGGTCGTCTCTATATAAAAACACAGAGCACTTAAAAAGTAAAATCCGAGCTCCACTCCCGTTCCCCTTCCTCCTCGTCTTCCGACTCCGCAGCCGGTAAAGCCAGCGTTTTTTCTTCTTCACTTCTGTCTGTGAGGGCCCATCGCAGCTGCTGCATTAACTCCTGATCACTCATTTCCTTTTTTCTTTGAGCACTGACCACTCTTTGCAGACGAACGTTGCGATACACCCCTAGTTCTTGAGCCAGAACCAATGCTTTCTTTACCATCCTCATATAGAATGTAGTTATCTTTAGCTCCTTATCAACAGGAACAAAAGCAGTGCGAAAGATTTTTCTAGCATAGTGCTTTCCCAAACTAAGAACAGCATAATTAATTGCTGCGACTTTGTCTTCCAAAGCTAGCCGCCTTTCTTGCACTACAATGCTTTGAAGTAAATTAATTAAGTCCAGCAGCCATCTACTTTCAGAAGCACCAAGATTTAAAATACTTTCCCTAAACACTCCCTCGTCTCTACAATGCTGGGCCACCAAAAACAGTTGTGCGCGCAAGGCAGGACTTTCCGGTCCCCTTTGTAAAGCCTGAGCAAAATCCCACAGGTGCATCAATCCCCATGTTGTTTCCTCTCTTGCAAGTAAACAACGAATAGTATTATTAAATGTTTGTTGAAAATTTTGTTCTTGACGCACCGTCTGCTCGTAAGCTGTTAGCAAATCTGCTGCCCTAACGTGGGCATGACCCTTACTAAGAGCAGGGCCTGCGGCCATGCTTTCTTCACTAGGGTCAAAGTCTTTACCACTCAGCACAGTGTCCGGATTAAGATGCAAATGTTGTCCGGCTTGAAATCGCAAATGTCGGGAACCCTCTGGTTCCCCCCGTCCCTGACTGTGGTCTTCCCTAAGTACGTTCTGTGCTGGTACAAAACTCTCAGACATGTCCTGTTGCAGCTGAACTCGAGGATGACAGGCAACGGGATCCCGTCCTCCCTCTGCTGCAGTGGCAGGTAGTTGTCTTGCAATTCCCTCCCCTTCGGGTGGAATCCAGGCAGGATCAGAAGGCGTAGATGGCCCCGGTTGTTTAGAGGGCAGCATTTGACGCAGAACAGGATGCATGTCTAAATACGCTGGCGACGTGAATATACTTGTGTGTTTGCAGTCGCCACTGGATTGTGCTCGCCTAACCGGTCAGCGAATCTACACGATGGAAGTGTTCCGCCCCCTGAGAAACATATGGAATCGTATCGGAGCATTACCACCGGTGGCCGTCAGCGCGCCAGGCGTAACTTGGCTTAGTCGCTTTGTCTACAATTACCCTCAACTGATGCTGTTAGATCTAGCGCCGCGGGCCCCAGCCACGCGCCACTGGCCGTTGTACTCCTATCCCCCTCCTCACTTTCTTGTTGGCTACGAGTACGTGGTTCGCGCCTTCAATGATTATGAATTTGACACTCGAACGTACAGTCGAATAACGTACTTGGAAACTAGACGGCAGGGTATTCAACTGCTCGACTGGCTCTGCCTAGCAACAGCCTCTTATACCATTAATATAAGTGCGTACAGAAGATTTTTAAATGTGGATGATGAGGATGCAGACATGGGAGAACGGTTTTTAGCCATACAACGAAGTATTCTAGCAGACCGAATCATTGCCGATTTTGGACTACAGCATCGAGCAAGAATGGAAGGACTGGGATTGCCAGATGGTAACAGCCCCGTTCCAGTACCGCTTCGCCACCTCATGCGACACTGCCAACCGTCATCTTGGGGCTTTGCGCAATTTTGCCGTTCGCCGCCGCCCGCACAGCCTCCGGAAGAGGAGGGACAGAGCGCAGAAAATGCCGCCACGCTCTTGTCTCTCATAGCGCGCATCCGCTCGGCGTATTTTTTATTTTTGCTTCATGCCCTAACATTGGCTCCTGAAACCGACCTCCCCCCAGATGCTTTTGCACGTACTCTTTGGTCCTTACCTGTAAATTCGCAAAACTGGTTGTCTTCTTGGTTTGAGTTTTACTCAAATGATCAAGTCGATCTGTCGGAGCTTTTAGGGCACCTACCATTGAGACAGATTTTGCCGTTACTGATGGACTGTCTTAGTCTTCCCTCTCCTTCCCCGTCCTTGCCACCCGCCGGTCTCCTTGCAGGAGGGGCTATTCTAAGACCTAGAGAAGATGGTCGTGCAGTAACCGCCTCAATGCTGCGTCGACGCGGAGAAGCTGTTGTTAACTTTATTGAAAGCCTTCCCATTCCTACTCGTAGAAGACGGCCCAGACCCCCACCATCTCCTCCTTCGCCCTTACAGGATGATGAAGAGGAAGAAGCGGTGGACTTTGTGCAAGCTATTCGCGCTGCTGTTCAAGAGAGCATAGAAATTCTTCAAGAAGAACTAACCGACCATGCGCGACAACAAAACTTTTTTACTTTTGCACTCCGTTTTTACGCTACCTTAGAAAATCTAATAGACGAAGATATGATAAATGAGGCATCTTTACACCGATGGATCATGTACTTTTTTACAACAGAACACGTAGCCACCACACTAAATTATCTTCATTATCAGTTAAACCATAGACTAATGGCACAAAGACATCTTAATTTGGAACTGAGTCAAATCATCCTGCGAGCCAGGGACGTGCAAGGAACACTTGTTTTTAGCAGAGTTTTTAGTGAATTAGGCTATGACTCAATGACAGCAGTTATGCAGCGGTTAGTCAGAGAACTAACAGCTTCCATTCCTCACGCCGGTCGTCAAAATATTGAACAAGGAGAAATAGAACATCTCATGGACGCCATCGACCATCCCGAAGATAGTGGGGATATAACAGACATTTTACAACAAATTGAGGCTAATGACAATGATATTGACAGTATGGAACTTTCTTTCAGGTTCCGGCTTTCGGGTCCAGTGGTATTCACAGGAAATCAACGGATACAAACCTTAACCCGTCGAGTATCACAGGAGGCGACTCGTCTTCGTCAACAACGACGCCCGATGCCGATGCACAATCAAGCTCACGTACTCCCGCCCGAGGACGTCCCCGAAAGAAGGCGACTGTAAGTTCCCCAAAACAGAAGCAACAGAGTAAAGTTCTGCAAAAAGCTCACAAAACCCTCCGAGCGGCATGTCCGCGCGGTGATCATATGGTCATTGGCTATTTTACATCCTATGTTGTACCTTTTACTAATTTGTTATGTCTTCAACGATGCGGTCCTTTTCCGCATCCTTTCTTATTAGACGCTTTTAAAGCTGCAGACATTGGACACAAAAGTATTTCTGTAACTTCTTTAACGCGACTGTTACAAAAAGAAGAGTGGCCTGCTCCTGTAAACTATGTATGGTATGATGGTCTGTACATTCGTCAAAGCAAATGGCCTGGTTTAAAAGGCCATGCCGGACGCTACCCACAGGTGGATAAAGACGCTTCATACGAAGAAAAGCGTTGGTGTTGGCAAAATTACAGACCCGAACTGACATTTTTACATATTCAAAAGGGACTTGGAACCAAAGGAAGTAACTACCACAAAATTGGCTTGTACCTTGTAGATACCATGCATCCCTGTCAACGATGTGAAGACTGTGGTAGTTTTTTTCGCTTCAAACATACCTGCAATGCCCGACGACGTTCCTTTTTTTTTCACAACCTAAAACCCCTTAGTCGCCAGTGGTGGACAAAAATCAGCTTTACCCCTCTTGGTTCAATACCTACCACAAAACGGCTCTTCATTATTTATGACCTAGAAACTTATTGCTGGCATGGCAGTTGCGGAAAGCAGTTGGTTCCCTTCATGCTAGTTATGGAACTCTACGGTGATATGTTTCTTTGTGCAAAAGCTCACTCAATTGCCAAACAAATGGGTTATTCAGAACACCACCTACGTCCCTACATACTGTGGTCAATTAATCCCCAAAAAGAAGCAATTGGAAGACAGTTTCGTCGATTTCGCGATCGTCTCCAAGAAGCATTTGCAGAGGAATTATGGCAAAACAATATTTATCCAGAACTACAAACTTACATCGACTCTCTTCCTTTGGGATTGCTAGACTTAACCCCTGAAAGACTGGAACAAGAAGCTCCGCCTTTAAAAAACACTCCCAAGTTTATTGAAGTCTATGTAGTAGGTCACAACATTAATGGTTTTGATGAAATTGTAGTGGCGGCTCAAGTCCTAAACAACAGAGTGAACTTTCCACCTCCCCTGCGAGTCCACCGTCACTTCATGCCTCGAAATGGCCGTATTCTGTTTAATGACATTACTTTTTCACTGCCCAATCCTCGCTATAAAAAAAGAACAGACTTTGAACAGTGGGAACAAGGCTGTCTCACGACCAGTGACTCTAAGATTCAATATGTAAAGTTCATGGTGCGAGACACATTCGCTTTGACCCACACCTCTCTTCGTAAAGCTGCCGAGGCCTATTCTTTGCCCCTGGAAAAAGGCGTTTGCCCCTATGCGGCCGTAAATGACTTTTACATGACTGGACGGTACGACACAATAAATATATTTGATGGTTTTCCCCACAGAAAATATTGGAACAGCGAAGCTGAATATGAAGAGGGATTACAAGAATGGAAAAAAGAAAAAGAAGAGCTAAGAAAACGTTGTCCCGATCGTGTGTGTCCCATCAAGTACAACCTTATAGAACATACATTAAAATACTGCATACAAGATGTTACAGTAACCACCAAACTAGTCTGCAAACTATTAGACTCTTATCATCATTTTATTCAAAATGCAGTAGGACTGCCCAAATGCCTATTCAATATTTTTCAGCGACCTACAATAAGCGCTAACTCCCACGCCATCTTTAAACAGACTCTTTATTCCGAACTCAGACCGGAAAAACCCAACTTTGATGATGTGTTGCTGGCCCCTTCTAGGGAGATGTATGATTTTGTACGCCAAAGCATACGCGGCGGTCGATGTTATCCTACCGTCCTGGGAGAATTGAAAGAACCGATTTATGTATATGACATTTGTGGCATGTATGCTTCCGCACTTACCCATCCAATGCCTTCTGGTTGGCCGCTGGAGCCAAAGGCCCGCGCAGAGGCTTTAGCTGACTGGACAAAGCACTTATCAAACAGTGCCCCTATAAGCTACTTTAACACTTGTTTGTTGCATGGTATAGTTCTTATAGATGCTGATCCGCCGTGTGAAACACAATTAGATGTTTTACCCCCTTTTTGCAGTCGAAAAGGGGGCAGACTGTGCTGGACAAACGAACCGCTACGAGGAGAAATTACCACCACTATTGATGTTATCACACTTCACAATCGGGGTTGGAAAGTTAACATCTTGCCCGAAGCCCTGACTACTTTGTTTCCGCACATGAAATGCCTTGTAAGAAAATATGTAACCATAAACATTACAGCAAAAGAAAAAGCCGACCGACAAAAAAACATGGTCATGAGAAGCATTGCAAAACTCCTGAGTAATGCCCTGTACGGGTCATTCGCAACACGTCAAGATAACAAAAGCACTGTTTTTGCATCACAATTATATCCAGGAACCATTAAAGAAATTTGTACAGGCCGACAAAAAATTAAGGCCTTGCATGTAGTTGAAACGGACAATTTGTGTGCGGAAATTTTAACCGAGTTTAAAACCATATACCAACCTTCTTGTGAGAACACAAGGCCTCCGCACGTCGCAGATTCCGCCGAACTATCACCTCGAGGCTCCCACCCCGCCCCTTTTTATAGAGAACAACAAGTTGTTGACCACGCCCTTTTTAATTTTAAGCCAATCAAATTTCTTGATGCAGAAGCCGACGACCTGACTCTCGTCACTCTAGAGCACAGCAATCCACTCGTCGACAATGACCGCTACGCCTCACACCTTGCCTCTTTTGTGCTCGCTTGGACTCGTGGGTTTATGAGTGAGTGGAGTGACATACTCTACGAAAGTGACCGAGGTCTTCAACTTGAAAAACGACTTATAAAAAGTGTGTACGGTGACACTGATAGCCTGTTTGTCACCGAAGCGGGGCGAAACCTCATGGAATCCCGGGGAAAACACCGTCTTAAGAAGAACGGAGGTAAGCTCGTTTTTAACCCTGAAAAGCCGAGTCTTACATGGCTAGTGGAATGTGAAACTCAGTGTAAATACTGCGGGAGCGATGCATTTAGTCCCCGAACGGTTTTTCTTGCTCCAAAACTCTACGCCTTACAGAAATTAGTGTGCCCAACCTGTGGTCAAGAAGGAGCTGGAAAACTCCGGGCCAAGGGTCATGCTGTTGCTTCGTTATCCTACGACATCTTACTAGCGTGCTACGAAGCATACCGTCTTAATGAATCTGACCCCAACTTCTACACTTCCCGACAGAGTCTAAAGAGAACCTTGGTGAACATGAACAAGCAAGAATCGGCTTTCACCGTAACGGAGACAGTGCTGACTCGCTCTCTTCGCCCGTGGCAGAACCCAACTTTAGCTCTCCTGGAGGACGGTCGTCTAATTCCATACTCCACTGCCCACCCCAATCCCCGGAACAGGGAAACAACCTGGATTGCCTTGTAGGCGAGGAACTGCAATTCCTTTGGCCTCGCCTCCAGTGCCTGCAGCACACTCTATCCAACTTGCCCCTTTCCGAAGGACTAAAGCCCCTCATGAACTTTGAGACTGTTGAAGACTTAGCGGCCTTAGCAGGCAAAGGTCTCCTTCAAGAACTAAAACATGATTATGAGATCCTATGTAAATCGCTAAATAGTGCAGCTCCGCTTTTAAGTCCAGAAGGCAACTGCGAATCGTTAAACTATTCTTTGCAACCCCTGATTGCAATTGTGTACGGGCCCACAGGAAGCGGAAAGTCGCAATTGCTCCGCAACCTTCTTTCCTGTCATTTAATAGATCCTTCACCCGAAACCGTTTTTTTTGTGGTTCCTCAAATCGACATGATACCCCCGCAAGAAATGTCAGCGTGGAATGCACAACTAGTTGAAGGAAACTATACATGCGGTCCGCAACAGACCATTGTTCCTAAAAGCGGAACTTTAAAACCTCGACTCATTACACTCACCTACGATGACCTTACAGCAGACCACAACTACGATGTTACACACCCCCAAAACATTTTTGCCCAAGCGGCCCAAAGAGGTCCCATTTGTATTATTGTGGATGAGTGTATGGAGGAATTGGGAAAACATAAAAGCATTGCAAAATTTTTCCATGCCTTTCCTTCAAAGCTACACGATCGTTTTCCCCAGTGTACCGGTTACTCTGTTTTCGTAGTGCTGCACAACATGAACCCCAGAAAAGACCAGGCGGGCAACATTGCTACTTTAAAAATCCAAAGCAAATGCCACATCATTAGCCCCAAAATGCAACCTTCCCAAGTTGCTCGCTTCATTAACACCTACACTAAAGCCATGCCTACTGCTATTACCCTTTTGCTAAAAGATATTTTTCATCATAACGCTAACCACATAAATTACGACTGGATCATCTATAACACCTCCCCCGAACATGAATGTATGCAATGGATGTACCTTCACCCCCAAAACGGTTTAATGCCTATGTACCTAAATGTGCAAACTATTCTTTACCAGCTACTAGAAAAAATAGACAAAGTCCTTCGTCAGCGACAAAGGTGGAACACCGCATATAGTAAAAAATGTGACAAACTCGCAAATAAGTAATAAACACCTTTATTAAGCATAAGCGTGTGTGCATTTTTATTAAACATAAAGCGCGTGAGCATGCATCTTTATTTGGGATCAATCACTTTCTTCCCCGTTTTCCTCAATGTCTTCAGCTCCGTCCTCCTCTTCCTCCTCTTCCTCTCCTTGTGCAAGCATAGAATGAAGCAGTTCTATTCTGTTAAAGGTCGATTCCAAAGAGCGGCACAGACGTTCCATTTGATTTTCCAACTCAGAAATTTTCGCATTCAGAATGTGAATATCTCTTCGAAGTACTTCAGCCTGTTGGTCTTGGCTGGGCGGTGTCGCAGGCGGATCTTCGTGCAACAGCCGAGAAGTAGCGGCCCACCGTCGCATACGGCTATTCATCTGCAAACACAAAGAATTTTTAATTACACAGTAAACATTTTCCCTCACCCATATTGGTCTCGTACATACCATCACTCAATTCCTCCACATCCACCGTAAACCGCGTGCGATCCGGCACCACAGTAGGAGTGATATGAACCACGGACGGAAAGAGCAATCTATGTCTTCCGCCGCAAAAACACTGACACTCTCGTGAATGTTCTCGAGAGAATTGCACAATCTGGGCCACAGTCAGCGTTTGTATGTACGAACTGTAAAAGCTCACTTTCGGAACACTTTCAGTTTCTAACATACAATACACAAAGCTCAAATTACACTGGTTAAAATGCTGCAGTCCTTGTCGCAAACCCACATGCATATCCACATGACTAAATACATTGTTTTTCAGCTTCGGGTACTCACAAGACAGATTGCGAACAATATGAATGCTTGATAATGGATACATGTAACCTTGTTGACAAATCATTAGATCATCTGCACGAGAGGGAGGTAGCTTATACACTACAGAATTCCCTACCACAGACCCTTCCTGCTCCATTATTACAAAACAATCACAATTAGTTGCACAGTTGCGCAATACGTCAGCAGGTCCATCAGCAAATATACACACAGAACAATGATTAAAGTAACAGGCTTTGACCTTCAGGTCTGCAACATCCGCGTGGTGAATGCCCACAGCACAGCTAGTGAAGGTACAGCCCTCGACCCTTAAAAGACAGGTGCTCCTTAACGTTAAGCCTGGAAAGCCAACAAAATCACATGCAAAAAAAACACTTTCATATGTTAGAAAAAACAAAGTAAAGTGACGTGCAAGTCTTTCAAAGTTAACCCCTTCATCATCCGCCCAGTGAAACTTACATTCCAAAAATGTCACATTTAACATGCCCATAATGCGGGGACTTATATCGAGCTGTCGATAAACATGAACAGCTTGCTGTCCCACGCTTGCATGAACCTTTATAACAGCGCCCCTGCCTACAATGTAACAAAGACTCTGAATCTTCAGTGGACGCCTTAAATGGTAAACAACATTAGGATCCAACACTATTTTTCCATGCTCACGAATAATAGCGCCCAAATCACCTTCACCCTCTCTATGCTCAAAGTACTTTATCTGCTCAAAATGCAAGTTAGAAAGAAAAAAAGAAAACCCATTCTGACGATAAAGACGCAACACCTCCGCATAAGTAATAGAATTGTAAGGAGGTTCAGTAACTTCCTCATTAACTCTCAAGCTGAGCTCTCTTGCTCCGCTTCCGTCGTTAGAGTAGTTCCCTCTTCGTCCTCGTCCTCCTCCGCTAATGTTGACAACTGGGAAACCCATCTCCTCTCCCGCCTCCTCGAGAGCTTGACGGTCCTCCATACCACCAAAGACACAACCTCTACAACAGTAAAATGCGCAAGAGGGCTTTGCTTCGTAACCCTATCAATAAGATAAGACAAAAAAGCAAATGAAACAATGCCTTGGCCCGCAGTATCAAAACGCAAATACTCCATAAGCCCAACAAGCATCACAAAACGTCCCTCTGCAATATCCTCGATTAAAGAAGAGGGAGTAATAGCGGTAAAATCAGCCTCGCGCTCACAAGCAATGGCTCTAACCACATCTGCTAGCCCCGTGTAACGAGGGGATCTAAAAAAACTAAGCAGTCGAAACCACCAAGGCTCCTGTAAAGACAGAGTCGCCTCCAAAAATAAAGCACGAGTCGACTCAAAAGTATCAAAGACAGGAGCCAAGAAAGGATACACAGGTAACATATTGCAGCCTACCCTAACCACTCCGCCGCAGAAACCAAATAATGCACCCCTGACCAAGTCCTGTCCTTTTTATACAGTACTAACATAACAGCTGCCAAAAAACAACAATACAACCTAAACAAAATTTTCCACAACTCTAAGCCAACATTCTCCCGCCAAAGAAGCAAGCACTGACCGTGACGGGAACATTCCGTCTTGTCCTCCATGGCCCAGGTCAGCAGGTCCATAAAACATAAATCCTTGGCAGACTCATCAGGAACTTCAGCTTCCCCTGCGTCATCCGCCTGAGGCAGCAGATCTGAAAAAAAGATCAGGACTATTAGAAACAAACAACGAACCATAAAAAGACATCATCCGTAAAAGAAAAACCTTACCAGTCAGACCGCGCAAGTAACACAGACTGCAAAACCCATTAACTTCATGTCCTCCACACGTAGAACATGGCGGGAACACCTCAATAGTTTCAATAGACTCGGGGCTGGGAGACAACTGTTCATAACACCGCAGATCCATGTCCTCAAAACTCTCCACACAGCTTATAGGCAAGGGATCAGAGGAGATCGAATCGGTCGAAGCAGACGGTTCTTCGGCAGAAGTGGCAGTAGTAGAATCCTGCCATGGAGTGCGACTAAAAACAGCCTGTACAGCAGCTTCAGGAAACACGATGTCAAGGTCCATCGTACCGTCCGCCAGAACCTCCGCTCGTACAACACGAACAGCTGTGCAAGTAGGCGAACCATCCCATGGCGTACGACATACAACAGGATCCTCAGAAACATTGCGAGTAGCTTCCTGAGCTGCTAACCACACACGCGAAGAAAGAGAAAGACGTAGGAGCCGCGACATTGAGTCAAAAGTCGAAAAATCGCACCAAATAACAAACAAAATACCCAAAAACAGATATAATTTGCCAAAAATTAAGTAAATTAGTCCGTAAGCTCCGCAAAGTAAAAAACCAAAACTCCTTTACACAAGCACAAAACACACACAAACATGTATAAAAACTCAACATCACCTGACGCACCACGTGAAACCCGGGAAAACGAAACCCAACTCGGGCCAAAAACAGTTGGAACAAAGCCAAACAAAGGCGCCATTTTTTGCTAACTGTATATTATTGATGATG